GTTCTTGCCGCTCCAGCGGCTCCGCAGCACCCTTTCAATTTCGACATTATCAAGATGGGTTCCCGCAGACAAGAGCTGCCCGGTATGCCCGATCTCGAATACACCCTGGTAGTAGTTATCCTTGTAGGCATCAGTCAGAAAATTGTCCAGACCTTTGCGGACACTGCCGCCGAGGTTATTCAATTCTCTGAGCGTTTCGCTATACAGCTTGTCAAGCCGGGTCACGCGCGAACGCATGGCCAGCGTGTTCAGCTCCCGCAGCAGGGAATTATCACCGGTTGCGTCGATAGCCGCCAGGTATTCCCGCATGCTCATGCGCCATTCCCGAAACTCCGGCCCCTGCAGCAGCTTCGCCGCCGCCGCGTAGGTCATTCCATTGTCAGCAGCAAAGCGGGCATACAAGATCGAGATGCGTTCCTTCAGAACAGCTGCAGACTTCTCATACTCGCGGGCAAGCTCACGCTCTATCGTCTGCTGGCTTTTCTTATGCCAGAAGGCTTCGCGTTCAAGTGCCCGCTTTTTCCAATATTCTTCGCTGTCCATATGTCACACCACCTTAGCCGATCTTGTGCTTAAACGCCACCATGCGGATCTGCTTCGGCTCATATACACGTTCCCAGTTGCCAGCCGTAGCCAGCTCTGCACGCGTAACTGATTCAGCATTCGCCCGAGTCTTGTTCGTCCACTTAACTCCACGCGGGTGCATAATGAAGGTTCTGCGATTGATAAGGTAATCAACGCCAGAGCCCTTCTTCTTGTCGCGATCCGTTTCTGTCGGGGTGAATCCCACCGGCGAGCCATTGCCAAAGGCAATCGCCCCCTGGCCAAAAAGGTAGGTCGTATAGACACCGCCAGATACCGGGCAGCCATCATCTACGATAACACGGCGATCCTGATAGGTATCGAATTCAACCGAGTTGCTGTCGCGCTCTGTCACGATGAGGTTCTGCTTTTTAAGGTATGCCTTCGTTGCCGAGTGCATAGCAACAGCGGTAAGCTGGCCCTGAGCATCACCAAGAAGCTGCAGTGCGTCAATGAACGCCGATGCCGAAATCTTCTGCGCGGATGCTGCGGTAAGGCCGGAAATATCCAGCACATGATCCGCAGCCATTTCTGTAGATGCAAACACGCCATTGAGCAGATTGATAAGTTCCTTCTGCATATCGCGTGCCCAGAAGCCTGCCACCAGACCACCAATAGCTGCCATAGGGTCACTGCCTGCCATAGCTGCAGACAAGTCCGTTGCGCTCCACATAGCCGCCCGGCGGATGGTCGTGGAAACATCCTTGCTGGTCGTGATCTTGGATGCCGTAAGGTCAGAGCCTTCGGTTACGTTCTCAGAATCACCCGTAAGGTCCTCAAAGAACGGCATGTTATGGATTGGTGCCGCCTCAGATGCGAGACGGTCAAACTCTGCATTATTGGTGATGATGCCGCTCTGGAACAACGCAGAAAGCTCCATAGTGCGGTTGATTACGTACGGGGTAAAGAGTTCCGGTACGATAACATCTGATAAAGTAGTACCTGCCATATTTTATACATCTCCTTTAGATTGTTACACCGGCCTCGGCAGCCATTGCACGCGCCTGATCCGGATTATCTCGGAGCATTTTGCCCTGCTCCGTCAAATTAAACGTATCCTTGGCAAAAGGATTCTTGGTGCTCGGGTTGCCACCGCCAGCCGGGTTGTAGCTCGGCTTTGTCTGCCCCTTGAACAGGAACGGCTTGCTTTCCATCAGCGTTTTAAGCTGTTCATCAAGGCCGGTGACTTTTCCATCCTCCGAAAGGATGAGCTTGTCTTTGTCGAACAGGCTGGAAACGATATCCGTATCCTGGGCCTTATCGGCAACCGCCAGTTTAATGGCATTCGTGAACTGCAGTTCCTTGATTTTAGCTTCAGACTCAGCTTTTGCCGTCTCATTGGCTGTCTGCAGTTCCTTGATCTGTGCTTTGAGCGCTTCACTGTCACCGGAATTCTTCTTCAAGGACTCCAGCTGCTTATCGCGCTCGGTGAGCTGTGTTTCCAGCCCTTTCTTCGACTCGTTCACCTCGTTGAAACGTGCCTTCGTGACATAATCGCCATCCAAATATTTCTTGGCTGCGGTTACAGCTGCAGCTTCTTTACCCTCGGGCACACCAAGGGATTTTACGAATTCTTCAATGGTCATGATTGCTTTCTCCTTTTCCGGTTTTTACCGAGGTTACCTGCCTCGAGCTTTGTTTCTGTAATCAGGTTGAACTACTGGTATTTGTGGTCGTGGCTGTTGCATAGGCCGTGTTGGTCTTGATGCATTCCTGGATCATGCGGATTACTTCATACTCATTCGATGCCGTATCCTTGACGGTCGAAATAGGGAAGTCTTTCCCGAACTGTTCCGCATAGGCTACCAAAAGTTTATACATCCGGTTCACCTCCCTCCGTAGGCGGCTCATTACTGCCCTGCGTCATCGTGCTATTAGCGTATACATCATTCTCGGCCTGTTCCTCTTCCAGTTCCTTCTCTTCATCCTCGACGTTCTCAACGAATGGATGATTGCGAAGGATGGTTTTCTTGCTGACAATGCCGGCCGACTTGCTGCACATATCAACGAGTTCTGCATCATTGCTGATTGAGGTACGGTTCCATGTCTGCAGGATGTGCTTGGAGTCGGTGCCATGTGCCCTGCAGATTGCCCGTACAAGCTCACCAAATCCCAAGCGGAACTCTGTCTCCATCATGCCTGATTTCAGCTCCAGCAGAGAGTACAGGAACTTCATCGCCTCACCGCTGGTATTGTCGAATCCCTGCTGCTGTGGATCGATGCCCTGCCCCATATCAAAGATGGCCTTGCGTGTAGTCTCAAGCAGCTTATCACGAGCTTCCACCGGTATCTCAATACTGAGCGTAGACACACCGGACTTATCATCAGCACCAGCAGAGTCAATCTGAATAGCCTTGGCGTATTTCAAATCCTGCAAGAACTGCTGCAGGTTCTCACCGCCATAATTCGTCAGAACGAATATGACCTGCTGGATATCTTCAAGATCATCGACAAATCCGCTGTAGGTCTTATCATAAGCATCAATCAGGTGCTTGATTTCATCGAGGTCACGGCTGCCGATGTTGTTGTTGAAGAACGGGATAAATGGCGGCCTACCGAAGTCATGTTTCAGCTGATAGTCTGCATCAGACAGGCCGTTAACATAGAAGTCTGTGAACAGTGGGTAGTATTCTAACCCCTTGCTTATGTCCAGGCTGGACAGCTTGCGGAATGCCTGACATTCCGTATCCGTCCAATACTCATACACATCGTAGACATCACCGTTATCAGCATAGTCTTTGTAGACACGCAGGCAGGCCAGCAGCTTCTTATCAAGCTTTGGTGACCACACCGGTATGATCTGATAGCTCGGCACTACGCCCCACTGGAATCCTTCTGCCTGATCAGACCAGTAATGCACCCAGGCAACACCAGCATTCGATGCATTGACACACAGATCTTTGCACTTCTTCGCGTATGCATCACCAAGGTCATCAGCAATCTGCTCATTGGCCAGATCATCACGAACATCAAACGAAGGGGGAGCCGTGAACATATAGCCGGCCTTCTGATTGACCAGCAGTTTGTAGAAGCTGAACGGTATCCGGTTATCTGCTGACCGCATGGGATTATCTGTCTCACTGCTCGTCGTATCCGTGTGCTTTGGTGGCCGATGCATGATGTCATTGTCTACCCGGTAATAACGCTCAGCTACCTCAGCCTTTGCAATGAAATCCGCATGGCTGGAAACATATTCGGTTATCAGCTTTTTAGCTACCTCTAAATCCATATCATCACCTCAATATCCTCATACCATGCGACTTAACAAATTGCTCAACAGCATACCTCATGGCATCCATCAAATGGTTGAAATCATCCACCGGGCGGTTCAGCTTGTTGCCAAACTTGTCTTTGTCCCAGGTGTAGTTGCTTATCTCCGTAATGAAGTTCACGCACCTTGGATGAATGATTATCTTGTAGTCCTGGATAAACTGGATGCCATTCATGATGCTGTCCTTTCCCTTGCGGGCCCCACGGATTCGACGCAGCCCCAAGCTGCGAAGTTCATCGATTGACTTTGGTTCGGCTGAATCAGCGGTGATATGTTCCTTGGCATATCCCATACGTTCAACTGCAGCATATATGGCTTTGTTCGACATTGCCGTTTGATACATCTCATCAAAGACGTATATCTCCCGCGCTGTCGTGTCCACCAAGCCACAGAACAACGTCGAAGGGTCATTCGTATAACCAAAGTCCATACCGAATGCTGAGCGGACACCTGGGCGGGCGGATACGGCCTGCACATCAAACGCCCGCTCTTCCCAGTTCTCATATACCAGCCCATCAACTATGCCCCAGTCACCAAGACCAGCCACTTTATAGCGTCGTGGATTGCTCAACCGCATACGCTCAAAATTACGCCGGTCGGCATCATCAAGGAACTCGTTGCACATGTAGTTCGTGGTAATGGCCATGATGTCAGGATCATCTGCATCGAAGAACTTGCTCTTTAGCCAGTGCTTTTCGTTCCATGGGTTGAAGGTAACGGTTATCTGCTTGAACAATCCGGGCGGCGTACGGCCACGAATGGACTCATCCAGCGTATCGAAATCATGTTCGCTTGTTACCTCATAGGCCTCCTCCAGCCACATCCAGCAAAGAACGCCGACATCCACCGTGATGGACGTAACCTTCAGCGGATCATCCAAGCCACGGAAGAAAATCTTCTGACCTGTCGGTGTGTAGGTTATCTCCAATGGCGATTCCTTACATGAAAAAAAGGCATCTACACCAAGCCGGTGTATTGCCCATTTAAGCTGCATATAACAGCTGTCCTTCAGTGTGCGGAACGTCTTACGAACGACCAGCAGATTCGCATCCGGATACTTTATAAGATTGGTTATATACCACAGTGACGTTGTGACTGACTTCTTGGATGAACGACTCCCCTTTACTACTCGGTAACGACCTTTGAAGTTCCAATACTTCCCATAGCCGCGCCCTACGATATCCGGCAAATAGATTGTTGCATCAGTCTTCAAGATCATCAGCTCCACCGATAACGACAGGCTTCACATCCACCTGAAGCTTCTCTGTTTGCAGGCCATATCGTTTGGCCAAAAGCTCAGCCGCCTTGTTGCGGTCTTTAATGCCAACATGTTTTTCTACAATCCTAGCATCTGAGCATCCTTCGCCCGTTCCCTCAACAACTACCACTTCCTCGGTCTTTTCGCCTCGCATGACCGCCGTAAGGTACTCAAGGACTTCCTGAGCATCGGCTGTGCGCTCATTATGAAGCTCGTCCAGGCGCTTGTTTATCGCTTCACTGAGATAAGGTTTTTTGAGGTTTTCTTGGCCTATTACTCCTGCTGTTTTTGCGCGATATCCGGCCCGCCTTGCAGCCTCTGTCGCATTGCCAAGCTCAATATAATAATCCACGAACCTCTTCTGCTTCTCTGTAAGTTTCACATGATCACCAGCTCCCGTCTTCGCATATAAGTGCATCAAAAAGCGCCCATCACTGGACGCTGTAATAATCATATTGGAACCTCTCGCGGGCTCTGCCCCCCATCCGATCGTGACTGGGAAAC